AGATCTCGACGTGCTCGAAGATCACGCATGGATGCCGAAATCGCACCCGGTGGGACTTCTTCTGCCCTTCGTGAGCTTCCTTGAACATCAATAAACTCTCTTCGGATAGGTGTAGTAACCATTAATGCAAGTGCAGCGCCCAGTGGAGGCAAATCATAGGCTGTGCCTTGTAATCCCGTGGTTGATTTCGAATCACCTACAGAGATCAATGTTAACGGCGACTTATAACTGACATTAACTGTTTTCCCTGGGAAAGCTGGCTCGTAGAGAACTAATGCCATGCCACTTGCGAATGACGTTGTTACTCTGTCACGTTTCAGACCCCATCTTCGGATCTCTGGTTCCCTAGCTTCAACTATTATCGGATCTGTATAAGAGATGGCATAAATCGATTGGACCGCCTCATTTGTTAGTGATACATCATCTTCTGTCAAGTCGTATCCACGTTTTACCGCATTGTAAACGGTTGTAAACGTTTTCATTTGAAAGATCCCGTTGTCTGGTGCCGAAAGATCTCGCAGATCGTTGTTCAATTCCACCAGAATTCTGTATGCCGGGAACTTAGGTGACACTCGGACAAGAGCGTTAGCCAGATGAGATGCCGGTGTCGATGAACCGTACCCTCGTATCACAGTTGGCGTACTACCAGTGATCGACTGGACATACATTGCCTCAATACCAATCTCTATAACAACTCCCGCAACTATCCCCGAAGTATCAGCTTGATCGATTGTGAACGACGTATCTTCAGCATTAATTGGGGATGCTAAAGTCAATAATTCTTCGACATAACCAGACAACAACATGTCTCGGGTTTCATCTATCCAATTCTGTACTGTCATTAGTTACTCCCGAGAACGTCGTCAAGTGCTCGTTCCTTGCGTTTTCTTTCCGTTAAGGGTCCTTCAAGAAGGATGCCAGATTCAACTTCGTATTTCGTCCCAGCGTGCGCCTCAGAATGAGCAGACCCATCAATAGACTTGGGTTGCACACCGTCAGATCTAAGTCGTCTGTACGCTGCCATGTCTTTTTCTTTCTGCTGCTCCTTAACTTTTGTTCCTGCCCAATCAATTGCTTTACCATCATGGGTTCCACGAGTCGGGGTAGCCGATGCAGCGATCTGAATGTAACCCATATATTTACGGACTACACCAGCACAACCTTCACAAACGTCATCATATGTTTCCTCAAATGAATGACGAACATCAAATGAAAGTCCGCAATCAAGGCAACGATAACTGTATATGGGCATTATTCTGGTCCTACTCTGAATCCGTATCCTGCTGCGACTAGTACTAATTGTTCCGAAGTTGTTAAATCGTCTGGGCTGTCGTGTCCTCCATAAATCCAACGTGTAATAGTAGCTTGATCTGCTGGTCGAAAATCTTGGACAGTTGTCCCATTAATAATAAATATATTATCGCCTCTTAACCCCGGACCATAGTGACGCATCAAAGCATACGCAGCATGAGTCGGTTTGTTTGGCAATCCGACAGAAGGAACAATCTCCGTTGTCGGTATCTCTAACAATTGTTTCATAACGACAGCATCAACAACTCCAGTGGAAGCTATCGTTGCTGGTCTAGGATCAACAACATAGGTACCGTCGTGTACTGTTGACGTAGCAGCGATAGTGCCGGGTGTGGCATCAACCGTAATATACAAACTGATTTCCGGCATTGCTGCGGCTGCTGCTATCGTTTCAGGCACAGCGGAAATCGATATAGCTGGGGATGGAAGTGCGGCTGTAGCTGCGATCCCTGCATCAACAACTATCGTTTGAGCGGTTACCTCAGCAACTACTACTACTGGGCAGGCAACCGTGTCTGGTTGAACTGTCGCTGGGACAGAAGGTGTGGCACTAAATTCAGTTGTGACGGCAATCGCAGATGGTGTCGCAATGACCTCAACAGTGTGACCAATATCAGCAGACTGAGAATAACTGACCCCTGCCGTGGTGTAATCAACGAGTGGTCGGTTGTCCGGTATCGAGGTGTCACGTTCGTTGTAATCGTAACCGGCTGTGTTGTAGTCAGTACGTGACGCATAAGCTACGCCCCCCGGACGTTTCGGTGTATAAACATATGTGAAAACGGGCGATAGATCCGCCGAACACGCAACAGTGCTGACGGATACTATCGCATCACGTTTTACATACGGGAACCCTGCTTCCCGATAAACAATTCCGCTTTCATTGTAATCGTAACTGCCTGGATATTTCGGGGCGTAGTCGTACCCTGACTCTCGATATTCAACCTCATCGGTTGAGTAAGGATTGACAGCAGGGAGCGGCACTAGACAGCCTCATCTTTCTAGCCGCTTAGCGACGCCGTTTCAGGGTCGCCCACTTTAGTAGCAGCAATAGCTTTAGCAATAGCAATAAGGGCAGCAACTCCTGCAATCTTCAAGGAGTCACCCCAATCAGGGCCAGGGATAGCCATAGCGGCAGCCCAAGCCTGAGCAAACGTGGATACTCCACGCTCTAATGAGTCTTTAATAAAACGCTGGTTGAACAACTTCTTGTCTCCGTATCTGCATAGCCGCCCAAGTTTTGGGACCGACCACGCCATCAGCAACTAGCCCGTTTGCTCGTTGCCATTGTTTTACTTTGGCGAGTGTACCACGACCAAAGATTCCGTCTGCTAATGCTCCTATCTGTCGTTGAACATGAACAACAGCCCGGCTGCGTGACCCTTTGCGTAGTGTTCCGGGGAATGGAACCATTCCATCATGCGGTTCTTTAGGTAAAACCATTGTAGGAATATCTGTGACCATCCGCCGATGAATCATCCCACGTAGCTCAGGCATAGAGAACGAGGGATCAACCTTCCTAGAGGTCCATTCCTTGTGACCTATAACAGACACCGCAGGGTTCCATTTGTGTCCGTCGCACAGAAAGGCACACAAGTCAACTAATGCGTCCATCTGAGCCTCGGGTACATCCTCACCCAAACCATCATTAATAATTGATACCCCAATGAAGCGGGAGTTGGCGCTAATCTTTCCTGGTTTCGATGCGTCACCCAAAACAGGAAGGTTTTTCTGGGTACGAGTCAACACCGATTGAAGTCCTCGACCTGCGTGATTAGCTTTAATATTGCTTGCAGTCAACTTGACAATGGTGCCATCACGTTTTATGAGGTAGTTGTATAAAGGTCCGGGCACCTTGTTGACACCACGAATACATAAGGCAACCACATTATCGGGGACTGCAATCCGATTAGAAGCGGTGTGATGAACAACTATGCCGAAGGGTTTGAGTGGCCGACCGGTGTTGACTTTGCCGGGGGCGTCTACGAGTTTCATTCTGGCTCGGGAGCAGGGGATTTCTGGTCCCAGTCCTCGATCACATCATCCCACCACCAAGTGTTAGGTGGTTCGCCGTAGCCGTCTGGGTAAGGCTTATCGGCAGGAGGCTGCCAGTCATAGTTCTCATCCAGTACCCAAGTGTTGTGCGGAGAAGGAGGATGGAAAAGTCCGAGAGGATAAGCGGGTGCTTCAAAAACAAATATGTAGCCCGGACTAGCAGGAGTTTTACGGATGTTGTCGGCTGATTCATACCAGTTCGGCCACCCCAAATCCACAGGGGTAATGTCATCCTCAAATACTCCGACATTGATAACGATATTATTTTCGTCTACCTCTGCATAAGTTCTCATTATTCAGGCCACCTAACAATAAAGATCCCTGGTTGTCCAAGTATGACTGCCCCCAAAGCACCAGCACTTTTACCTTGTCCAGCCTTACCACTCATAGGAGTATTCATTCCTGCGCCATCACCGCCGTCACCATATGACTCTCCATCTACCCATGTGTGGCCTGGACGCCCGTAAATATTGTAAGCACCAGTGGATGCAGAACCGCCGCCGCCGCCGCTATTCTGGTACGAGCTTCCGCTGCCGTACCCTGCACCACCAGTAAGGCTGCTCCATGTGCCGGTGCCGGTACCTGAGGATTGAGTGGCACCGCCGCCTGAACCCCCGCCACCCATGCAATAGCCGTACCATATGCCGCCGCCACCACCGCCGCCACCTGCGCCGATTCTTGGTGTGAGCGATGGGGTGTAAAAATCACCGCCATTACCTGTATTGCATACTGCCCAAGACCCAACACCTCCGCTTCCGCCGCCGCCAGCAGTAATAGCTGCCCAACCACCGAAGTTTATACCATCCGTGGGATCTGCAATAAGATAGGTGTATCCCCCGTAGGGCGACGTGTTACCTGCTCCGATAACTAATTGATAGTCGCCTGCATCTACCTCGACATCAGTTGCATAAATCACACCACCAGCGCCGCCACCGCCATCATAAGAACCAGAACCACCACCAGCACCACCACCAACAAGAATCAAATCAACGTCACCACCTGACTCGCAGGTAACAGTACCGCTAGAAGTATACGTTTGATAGTTGTATCCACCAGAGGTCGTACGACTACCACCAGAAAAATCAGGGCCACCACCGCCTGCTCCGGCGGCTCCCAGGATTGCGGCTTTACTCGATCCAAACGGCATAACAATCCTCAGCTAGTGAGCGCAGCGATCTCGTCAGCAGAAAGCCCAAGCTCAGCAAGTTTCGCTTCGCCTGACGCTTTGTGGGCAGCGAGTTCAGTCGCAACTACAGCTTCGGCGGCACGAACAGCTTCCTGTCGCACAGCCTCAGCTTCCATTTCCGCTATTTCTTCAGTCGTAAATTCTTCAATTCGATGTTCTCCAGTAGAACAATCAACAATATGTTTCATATCTAATCCAATCCATATAACCCAAGCGAGGAACCCTCACTAAATTTATCGTTACTACCGCTATAACTGCGGACACGAATACCTGTAACGTGCCCGTTTGACCCGCTCGAATTAGTATCGTAAGCGCCACCACCCACACCAAGATACGAGTTGTATGAAGCGGCTGTGCCAAACGATTGCATGTCGGGGTTCCAGCACCACATTGATTTGTATATGTTGGCCCCATTGGTGTAGTCACCGATGGTTATTTCCCAGCCACCAAAATCATTAGTGTAACTGCCAGTCGTACTTGTAAACCAAGGGAATCGTGCATAGGACATACCCTCTGACGAGATTGTGCCCCCTGTCCAGTATCCTGAAGTGTCGCCGTAGCTGTACGCCTCATAGTTCGAACCACCTGAGTCGAATTCCCATGACCCATTTATTTCAAACTGGACATACAACTGGTCGTAGTGTGTCCCTGATTGGCCTTTAGTACTGCCAATAAGTTTGAGGGTATGAAATGTTTGCGGGATACTTGTAAAAGTAAACTGCCAACCAGCAGGAGGAGTGCCTAAGTCTGCGAAAGCTATAAGTTCCATGTCAGCTTCTCTTTAATCCGTACAAGTCGAATGTCGAATGCTTTATGAACGGATAGTTAGTGTTGCTTACCTCCATGTATATGAATAATGAGTTCCAAGCATCTGAAAGACCATTCCTCATACCTTGCCAAGTCAGACGTCCGTCTGTCGCAGCCATGTCCATCGTGCTGTAAGACATTGACCTGCCATTAAACAATTTGGTTTGACCCCCAAGCACATTACCTAACGCATACCAGTTGTAAATATCAATGACCCCAGGTGACATAGTATTATTGCCAGCACCAGAAAAATTGCTGAGAGCCAAAAACGCACCATCAACACCTGCACGGACGGAACCAGCAGGAGTGCCAGTACCCGTAGCACGCATATACTGTGACATGTAATAGTTGCCAGTGCTGGGCGTTGAACCCTTGCCGACTCTCATAAACATCCAGTTGCTACCTGTCCCGCTCCAAGCACCGCTGGCTTGCCAAATAATTTTGAGTGTCTCGTATTCGTCAGAAATGTTTTCAAATGCAACCATCGTAGTTGTACTATCCGAAAGTGTTATTGACTCTATAGGGACCAGAGAACTAGGCATTATGCCTCCGATAATCCATAAAGACGCAGCCAAGATTTAGGACCAAAGTACATCCCTGAGTAAAATGAAATCGTTTCGATAGCTGCATATATCTGTTTGTAACCAGCCGAGAATCCCTTATATTGTTTTTGGGCAGAAGTAGTTGACTGTGCATGGAAATTGCAAATCATATTCTTGCCTTTGCCTTCAGGCCATGCTGCGTCATGCGTGTAATCTGGGAACCACATAGTAAATCCAGAGGCATCCCCATAGGTTTCATCTTCGGTACCCACATAGGCTGAGAAACAAGAATAATCCCACCAACGATCTCCAGTGACATCTCTATTAGTCCAACTCGAACCGCTTTCAGGCATATAGGTCGAGTGATACTTGTAGTCTGTGCCACTCGGAATACTCGTAGCGTTTACAAACGTCGAAACTTGGTAACTTCCGCCAGTCCAAGTATTGAAAATACTGCCCTCGACAACAAGGTTTTTGTAGTCCTGCGAAATATTCTCAAACGACACAAGGTCTATACCTGAGGCTGAATAAGTATATTCTGCCAATAACACATAGTTCTCAGTATCACCGCCGCTTCCGGCAGCACCTAACATTCCTGCTTTGAATGCGCCTAGAGGCATCAGTAATCCTTATGCGAAATCTTGACCAGCTACAAATCCAAACCAACGAGTACCGCCATCAACAGTAGTAAACGCTAGAACATCGAACTTGTCTGCCGTAGTCGTAAGCGTCGGCGCAGTCGCCGCAGCCCACTTAACCGAAGCAGGCCACGTAGCCGTACGAGAACCCGTACCGTCTTGTTCCAAAATCAAAGTAAAGGAACTTGAATCACCAGTAGCAACCGGATTAGAGAACGTAAACGTACAGTTACCAGTCAACTGGACATGATGCACGTTGCCGTCATTCATATCGATAGTTGCTGCCGTACCAGACGCAGCATTCTCAGCGCACGTTTCCGCATAATCTTTATGCGTAACTGCCGACATGACCTGATCCCCACCAGTGACAGCACCCGAAAGAGTAGTGCCAGCAATAGTTGAACCAGTAATCGTGTTCGACCACGAAGTTGTGCCCGGACTGCCACCATTCATAAGCACTGAATTTGCTGACGCAGACGCAGCAGGCGTGTTACTAATACCAAGCTTTGTTTCTAAAGCAATCAAAGCAGTAGAAGCAGCCCCATGCACCTGATCGTGCTCATACCCTGACGCATCTAAATCAGTAGTTGGGTCAGGTGTTCTTTGTGTAGTGGTGTCATCCAAAGATGTCGGATAATTAGACGTTGGCATTTATGGCTCCTACGGAACTAGATCGAGAGTAAATATACCGGAAGTATTCCATTGAATCTGGAACGTACCGGATGTGGTGCTGAATGCCCCTTCAAAATCGATACAGGCAATCAACGCTTTAGGCGACAAATCGTCATCATAGATAACTGCTTTCGCAACGTTCGATAACGTAGAATCAGCCCACGAAACATCGTCTGCATCGAATTTGATCTGACCTGAAGTATCACTGGTCTTAGTAACAGAGATCCCTGTCAGTGTTTTACCACCTACATCGTAGTTACCTGTACCGGGGAGTTCATTAGTGATATCGGTGTATGCGGACGCATCAGCCTCATAATCAGGGCTGTACGTTGCGGTCGTCAGGGCACATTTGAACGTATCCCCGTCTAAATCAAGAGCAATCGCATTGTTCATTGAGTCCATAAAGGTTTTGCAAAAAAGTCCACTAGCCATTAGCGGTACCTGTTCCTTGAATCGGCTTTGGCCTTACAGTTACATTACCGTTTGGCTTTGGTTTTGACATTCTTTTTCTTCCTTGCAGCAGCAGCAGCTTGTTTACCTTTAGCGGTATAAGCATACTTCTTTCCGTTAACTATAGGCATGATTGGAATGATAGCAGAGAGATGCAGAGAGGCCGGGGAAAGGGGGAAAACCCGACCCCTCTACAACCTCATGGTGTTAACGATTAAGCGTTATCACCGATTGTTGAGCAGGTTTCCACACGGACCATGCACGCTTCACGGAAGCGAGCATAACCACAGAAGTGGTACCAGCCAATTGGGTTGAACCGGCGCAAAGTATCGGTTATAGGACCGATAACAATACTCGGATCAGGCCCGAACCCTGGGGCACGAGAGAACGCTTTTGCAAGCGCCTGACGGCCAACAATAAGGGTTTGATAAACATCAACATTCGAAGCCCCAGCGTCAGCAAGCAAGCCAGCACGAGGGTTTTCGATATAAGTAATACCGTTGAATGTTCCGATTGAACCTACACGAATAGGTTCACCTTGCTGGTACAACTGGTACTGGATAACATCCGTTACCGCTGCATCTCCACGAAGATCGTAGGAAACATCGGGGTGGATGATCGCCATATAGTTGCCATTTTCCCAGCCAGGGGCGCTAGCTGTACGCAGTTTTGCGACAGCATGGCGTCCTAGAGCGGCACTATATGGGTCATTAGTACCAACTGTTGCACGAGATGTTGCATCATTTCCGTACATGATTTGATCGGTTACGGTGCTGCCATTGGCAACATCGGACACAATCTTGTCAAGCGAGTTAGCCATGTTATAGCCAACAATATTGGCAGCATCAGCGTCAACGTTCAGGAACGATGTTCCACGAACCTTGGCACTCGTGATTACTGCGTTACCGTACTCAGCCAAAGGTACTTCGACTGCATCATCCGTGATCGCCACGGCGGTAACGTCAGCATTTTCCGTTAATGCTGTCGTTGCTTGACTGATTTCATCGATGAACGTGAACTGAACAGAAGAACCATTATGGGTCTGAGCAGTTGATCGCACATCAGCAACCATCTCAAATAGGGGTTGTGAGCGAAGAGCAAAATAAGATACCTGCTCAAACGCTTTTTGTACCTGTTCGGTTAAGGTACTGGTCGTTACCGTAGGTGTTGCCACTTAGAGTCCTTAGTTAAGAGACTCTCTGGCTTTACGAACTAGACGCTAGCTCCCCACATAAACCCGTTTGATTCCATCAGGGTTCGTAACTCATGCTCATTCTTCGTATCTGCAATGAGTTTATCAAAGTTAGGTGGGACTACCGGCTCTCCACCTTCACCAGCAGTCTGGATACGAGCCTCAGTCAACATTTCGTCAGACCATTGCGGTTCACGATTTGGTCGGGCTGCTTCTGTGGGAGTATTCCCAAGAAACCCTGCTGCCATTGCTTCCTCACGGATAACATCGGCATCCATTTCACCGTCATAGCCTTTAACGAAATACTTGACACGAGAGTCCTCTGGGTCAAGCCCAGCGGCACGGAACGTATCCCGACGTTCGTAATCTTGGAGCTTCGTAGCCATATCAGCCTGAGATTGCTCGGCTTCCTTAGCACGCTTTTCCAAATCACGGCGCCAGTTTGGTTTCGATTCGGTACTGCCAGAATCCGATTCACTGTTACCAGTAGAGTCATAGTCTGTCATATGTCACTCACCTACTTCTACGCATCGAGGCGGTGGAACCCCGGATGGAAATTTTGCACAAAATCCCGCTCAGATTTCGCACATCTAAAGTATGGCAGCTTTTAGTACCCTAAGTCAATTACTTACACTACGAAGGCCACTAACGCCACCTTGGTCGGTATACATGCCACCTTTACCGCCAAGTTTAGATACCCGATTTTCTATTGTCCGTTCGATTTGGTTTGTAGCTTCTGGATCTAACCCAAAGCTACCCAACGCAATCTGGTCAGTTGTTAAAGCATTTTCATTCAACAATTGGGAAGTAAGCCCCCGAGAACCAGAAAGTTTAGACATATCGCTAGTACGAAGAGCCGCTTTTTCAAGCCGTTCTGCTGCGCTTTTACTCAAACCAGACCCTAATGCTCCCACTACCCCGGCAGACATTTGTGCTGACCGGAACTGTCGTTCCTTTTGAAGAATATCTTTAGCTTTTGTCGGATCTAAATAGATTTCTGTTAATTGAGCTTTCTGCACACCGTATAGTTCTTCAAGTTCTTGGACAACTGTCGCATCAGCCCCCGTTCCAGCTTCATAAGCAAGGTTCACTCGTCGCTGGAACTCTTCTCCAGATACATCTCCCCCGATAAGCAAAGCAAAATCGTCTGCATCATCGTAAAATGATTCGCTGATCTGGGCATCCACCATAGCTGACCGATACTCATCCTCTAATGTCAGATACTCTGATTCAGTAATGGCATTGAATCCCGCAGTAGCACGTTTAGCCATCCCAGGAAACCGAGCCTTATATTCTGGTTGCTCCCGCAACTTCTGAACAATCCCTATTTCACTTGTTCCTTCAATAATTTCGTTATCCAAAAACGTGAGGAGCTTAGGGTCTAATCCGTAGGTAGCTAAAAGACCTTTGAGGATTTCTCTTCCTGTTTGCCCAGTTTCTTCATTAGCAACATAATCAAGGTTCCCAGTCCCACCGGTTACGGCAGGGCTAGATCCTGCTGGCACAGGGCTAGATCCTTCTGGCTCAGGTCCACCCCCAACTGGTCCCAGCCCCGGATCCTGAGTGCCCGTTGTTACCTCAGGGGGCTGACCGCTACCGAAGAATCCATTAGGTGTCCACCGATTCGTATAGTGGTCAACAATATATTTTTTCTGACCCCATTCGTCCTCCTCCTGAATCCATCCTTCAGGCAATTCATCTTCAGATGGAGGATCCGGTATGTTGTATCCCTGTTGCCAACTCTCTGTATAAGTCGGATCGAATTGTCCTTCGGTATATTCACCTGCAAGTTGTGTAGTGATATCGAATACTGGACCCTCAGTGGTTTGATGTTCTGTTTCCCAACCACCGCTTAACTCTAAAATTTGAGATAAATCGGGTGGCTGTTCACCGTAATAATTTGCTTCGTCACGACTCGTACTATGCCAACTCCCCAAGGGTCTTTCAGGACTCGGAGGATAGAGCTTAAAGAATTGTTTCATACTTTTCCGAATCTTGTGAGAATAGCTTCTCCCGCTGTGCGATAAGCTTTCTTCGCATCAGGCGTATTTTGCCAACCAAGTGAAGGAGTTTTCTTTACATAAGTATTTGCCTGAGAAAACGACATTGGTTTAATGACACCATCATCGCCGGGATCTCCCATCATAATCGCATTGAATAACGAGCGATCAGCATCATAAAAATCAACTTGACGATCCAAAAGCTTTTCAGCATTTACCTGAAAAGGACTAGCGTATTCCCCAAGGTTGACACCGCTCTCAATAATCCCACGCATAGTGGGATTCTGGTCCCAGGACATCTGCTTAAGTTTGGCCTCAATTGTTTCGTTAGTCTCTAACCCAAGTTGCAAACGTTTAGCCAACCTATCTTTTTCACCTTGTGAAAGTAACACCATATGGGTCCGAGCAAAATCCTCAACCGTTTCGCGACCTACCGCATGCAGACCAGTTGCCTTCTGTACTACGAATTGTGCATGGTTGTAAAACAGTTCATGCACACGCTCATCAAAACCTCCAGGGGTAAGCCAACCGTGACGCATCACCTTCATAGCAATCTCACGGAGAGCGGGATGACCTTTCTCAACTTCAAGCCCGTAACGTTGCGCTAACCGCCAAACCTCATCCAATGTGCCAGCCAGTTTCCGATTCCGTTCTTCGGGAGTCATCACTGACCAGTCAGCATCCCACTTTGTGTATTTGGCCCAACCTTTTGTCATACGCAGAAGTTCTTTTGCTCTAGCAGGAGCAACATCAAAATCTGTCAGATATTTAATGACGTTCATGGAAGCAGCAGGTTTATGGAATCCTTCAGGAACATCCTCAGGATCGAGAACCCAATCAGGACCAGTGAAGAAGTCGAGTCCACCTATCTCGTTAATTAAACTACCAAGATCATAAGGTTCTTCGTCTAGCTCATCTCCTGGTTCCAAACGGCCTGCGGGTTTTGGTGCAGTCATTACCTCCAAACTGTCGGTAATACCAGCCTCGCCCCAACGTGAGATAGTCGGAGCACGTTTAACGTCCGGTCCCGGCATATCTTCTTCACCGGGTTGGGTAGTTGTATCTGGGCTAGGAATTATCTCAGATGCCCATGTATTCCACTGTCTTTGGATTTCTTCGTCAAGCCCAGATGTATCTAAATCTTTTCCTATTTCTTTTTCTGCTCTTTTCAACCATTCGATTTGAGCATTTTCAGTTCGAGATTCTGGCGCAGGAGCTTGACCTAATATTGTTTCAAGTTTCTTTACAAGATTTGCTGCGTCTTGGGCATCATCGAAAGTTGCACCTTGACTTACCCAATTAGCGAATTCGCCAGGGGACCAACTATCTCCAATCCAAGCCAAAAACTGATCTGGAAGATCCCGTACCAAATCATTAACGGAAGTATCTGGACTGGTTTCCCAAGGAGTCTCATAACCTGAAGCTGCATCTTCTTCAGTTGGCGGCAAACCAGTTGGAGAATTAACGTATTGATCTACAAAGTGGAATGCGTTAACAACTCCAGATTCACCGATTATTCTTATGCCCTCAATTATTTTTGACATTAAAGCAGTTGTCTCGTTGAAAAGACTTATCATTCGGGCCATCAGGTTGCGCTATCTAATAGTGATGCTGCGTATGTGACATACTGCCGCCGCTTCTCAAAAGCCGCCGATTCAGGAGCCATCCGTCTGATCTCTGAAGAAACATGGGCACCGGGATTTATCTCTTGACCCTTATCTTTATGCTCCCGTGCCGCAGCCCTATAACCTCGAAGGAACGACCTCCACTTATCTGGTTCAGTTTTACTTATATTAAACCCAAGTTGTGATCGGGATTCTTTATCAAACAATTGTCGTAAAAGATCAGGATCAGGAATCTCTATAGCCTGCCCAACGATTTCATCTAACTTGGATTCGAATCGACTAAAGTTAGTCTCCGCAAATCTGCCTTCCAAAGTCGGAACATAATCCATTCCCTCATCAGCCACAAACTCTCGTGGCTCCAAACCGAAATCCTGAGCAGTTGAAGTAACGTCAAAGATTGCAGCCCCGATACCGTTAATAACCGTATCGAATTCGTAAAGTTCTTCTATATCGTTAATCCCAGTAATAAACCCTTCAATTAATAGTCCCTGAGCAAGTTTATGAAACTTGCTTTTATCGTTATCCCAAAGATCACGAACATAATCAAGAACATCAGCACTTCGCCACATCTTGCCCTGGGTCGGTTGACCCATGTAAGGCTGGCCCCCCGTTGTGCTAGTACCCGGCAACATGCGTCCGGGGTCTAGGTCATAACCAAGGATTTGTCCCATTCGAGTTTCTGGGAACACCTTGCTATCCATAAAGACTTGTGCGTCTTGACGGGTAAAGTGAGGATTATCCTCCATTATTTGTTTAAGTATCGCCTCGTCGGGATCAGCAGTTGTTGATATCCCCTCCCGAATTATTACATTCGTCGGCCCGGATGCCATTATGCCACCTCTGATTGCTGCTCAATTAAACGACGATTCTTCAACATTCTTAATCCTTGCGGCCAACTGTTCCTACCTATTGTTTCATCACCTTCGAAGTAACGTGTGTATACTTCCTGAAAATCGGGAATCATCGCATACATGACACGTAACCCAGTCCAATATTCTCTAAGTTCTGAGTTCGCCGGATGCCCCAGCGTTTCCATATCTGGATTTCCACTATTTACTGCCTTTTTGTATAGTTCCATTGCAACTTGATCTCTATCCCAGAGATACTGTACCAAATGTGGTAGTTCAGGTCGTCCGTGGAAATTCGCGATATCACTCTGAATATAATCTCGGAAGTCACCTACAATTTCTGCAATCCCAGAAGCAGATTTGACATCCAAGTATTCCTCATACCAACCTGGATATTTCTCAGCTACCATCTGAACAATAATAAGTTTCTTTTCAAAAAGATGCCGATTATATTTAGCATTCAAACTGAATGGTAAACCTAACGCTCGTTGCTTATCAAGCTGTATGTTGATCGGCGCAAGATAAGTATTGTATTTATACCAACCTATACTTTCCTGGGCACGCCGCCATTTTTCCTCTGGGGTTTGATAGATACGCCGCCCATCAGCGATTTCTTGCCTATATACCGCATTGTTAAATTGGAACTGTACGTCTAAGGTGCCGTTTTTCCCAGTCAAAAAATCTTTGATGGATAGATGCTCATCAATAAATTTTTTATTTTCTTCGTAAAGATGGTGGCCTTCTAATGTGGCTGCTGCCACACCTTCAACACGAGTTTGACGACCAAGTTGACCCCACAGATGAGATTGTTCTCTTATCAACCATTCGTCTGCGTACTCAACCCCGTAATCCTTCAAATATTTGTTGTACTCTATAAGCGTTTCCGCATACGGCGATTGAGTTATAACCGTCAGAGGCAAAGCAAACCGGGTAAACATCCGAACCATAAGTAAAGCTTCAGCCCGTTTGGAAACTTCTTCGTTCCATCCTTGGAAAGCTTCGTAGCTATCCCACGTATCACCATTGAGTTCCCATTCGGCAATAACATCTACAGCTATTCGCCCAAGAACCCGCTGCTTCTCATTTGTAGAAAACAGAACAGATTTAGCTGCGTTTATTTGAGAAGGTAAGAGTGAACTAGAAAGTCGTGCAAGGTAACTATCACCCTCGGCTATCCCAAAGGGGAAGAACGCCTCCAGAACTGCATCAACATCTGGTGCCGCTAACCGAGTTTCGGTGGCACTCCAACCGATCAACGGACCGAATCCGGGCGCACCCCCAGTAAGCATCGCAATCGAACTTAAATTTACTCCGACGGTTTGGTCACCCAAGACAGAAAAATCACCGAATACATCATCACCACCAAAGACGGGCATCCAATCAGGAATCTTTGCATCTATAAACATGGTTTGTGGGATACGGAATAACCCAACTGACTGTTCATTCCCTTCAGAATCCAGTATCGGGATGGGATCACCATTTTCATCCAATACCGGGTTTCCTTCAGCATCAACTTGTTGAAGTATTCCGTCGCCGGGCCAAACATCTCCCTGAAGTGCCTTGCGGAAGTTACGTCCCATTGTCAACATAAACTCGGGATTACGTGTAGCGATACCTGCCCAACGAGTTATCACTTCCTGATAGGCAGCGAAGAACGGCATGACATTTGACATGATTTCTTCAAATCTGGTTCGCTCCGCTAAATCGTAAAGCAAATTTTTTGTTTCTTTGAGTGCGATACGTCGTGATTCAGCTTCGATTGCGTTGAGTCGTTTCTGAGTCACAACATAAGTGCCGGTATCGACATCGATTGCTAAAGCTTGAACTCGTTGAGCAACTTCACGTTGGTAAACAGTTTTGAATATGACGCTTCGTGTCAACTCATCGGTTGGCATTGTCCCGATATGTGTGAACATCTGATCGACATAACGTTTGACTCTCGTTGAAATTCCTGCGGTAGCATAAGCTTCTTGGAACGAACCATCACCAATGATCTTGCCAATATCGTCAGCAGAATTGAATCCGGCATTGGCAGCAGCTACTCGAACACCTTGTATGTTGCCTTCAAACTCTTTATCGATAATCGGTTGCATGTCCCGTTCCCAAGAGACTTCTTCTCCATGAGATAACTGTCGTCGCACTAATCTGAATTCAGGCAAATTCGGAACAATGGAATCTGTCTCATAACGGGCTTGTTTGACCCAATCCCTCACCGAGTGTTCATCTCTGGCGAAATGAGTAGGCATCGATTCTTGTAGTTTTCTACCCGGTCCATGAAGTAGCCAGCGAACGATATCGTCGTCAGTAACATCTTCCAACCAGAACATTCGAGTGAAATCTTGGTAAGGGTTGCCTTCAATTGGTGGTATACCGGACTGTTCCCGGTACCATTTGGCATCCGCACGGCGTTCTGCCATCTCATTTAACGGATTATCTGGAAAATTAACAGGCTTTGCGTACGCCTCAATATCATTCATAGGCGCCCACTGTCTATTAACTGTGTCGTTCCACGCCATGACAAATGGTTCACCAGATTCGTAAGCGTATTGGGTGTGGTCGTAAGCACGAACTTGGGAACGTTGTGCTTGTGAGGAAGTAGCCCAAAGATTTTTGCCGTATTGATCGGCAGACATTGCCTGTTTCCATATGCCAACAGCTTGCGGAGTATTACCGTATTCGTTACCGATACGAACTCCGCCTAAGTGGTAGTCGCCGACGCCTGCATCGTTCATGATTTTTCCAACCATGTCGAAGTTTTCTGCGATGTCATCGTGTTCGTAGAGAGCCATTTCGTCATAGATATCTGCAACTTCAACCGCCCGCCTTGCTTCATCCTCTCTCTTTAATTGGCGTCTGGCATGAGGATTACCTAAAGCCCATTCTTCCAGTATGTTGCTGCCCTGAGTTTCAAGAATATCTTTTGCATTATGAAGTGTTTTGGCTTCCTTTATTAAAGCGTTGTATTCGTCTACTGATCCCTCTCGATACCAACTATCTACTTGTTTACCTGAAGGCGATAATCCTTTCCTTACGATGATGCCTTCAATTTCTGCGATCCG